GTCATTCCTCGTCTTCTTCCTGCACAATCGGCACATCAGTCCAATGCGGCTTTCCACATTCAAGGCATCGCACCCCTTGCTGAAGTGTGTCTTGATAGTATACTCCACCGCTATTGAGTTTGCCCCCAACCGCCTTGCGAACCCAACGCAAACCAGCGAATACGCTGCCTGTGACGCAATAATGCTTACCAACAGTCACAGTATCTCCAGTAACAATGTAGTCTTGACTCATATTATTTTATCCTCTTCCATCTAAATCCAAAGAACAAAGCCATCATCCATCTATAGAAGATGTTAGGTGCTTTGGGTAATCTTATGGTAAGATAATTGTCGTTACAAAAAGGATAGAGTTCCCAAGAGAGTTTAGGATATTCTGTTATTGTTAGATAACCTTCATGATGATACTCTTTTATACCTTGACAAATATCACATACTTGATTGCGACCTATAACATCAGCACAATCACATTTTGGTTCTTTAGATTTCATTTCTTTCTTTCCACCTATTATATCTCTCTTTAGTCAATTTGTCAATCCAAGATTCTTTATGTCTATATCTATTCCAAAGATAATTCAGCCACCATACTAATCTTACAGCATAATGGAAAGGAAACATAACCATCACTCTTTGACGTCTAGGGTAGTCATAATAAGCCATAGCCATCCAAGGTCTATCCATAAACCAATCATCAACTTTTTCAAAGAATATATTAGATTTCATGTCATTAATCTTCTAATGACCTTCTCAAGTCTTGTCTAATTTCCGCTTCTTCATCAGAGATTGTTTCAGGTTCCTCTGTTGGAGTGTTCCATCCTGATGTTTTTAAGTATGAATTAAATTCATCAAGCATTTTAGTAGTATAGGTAATTTGGTTTTTATTTTTCATTTTGTCTTAAACTGAAATTTAGCATCACCATTTTGATCAGCAACCCATTCAGCTACTCCAGCTTTTACAGCTTCTTTTTGCCATTGATATCCACTAGTAGCACTACCAAAGATATATGTTGCTATTAAGACAAAGATTATCATTAGAATATATACTGGACCATTTTCTTTCATATTATTTTACCAAACCATCATATTTTACATTACATTTTGCAATGTATTCTTCAAACAACATATCTTTGTCTTCATTGTAGACAAAATCAAAAAGCCATTCTTTTCCCTTTTCGTTTATTTGAAGATCGTAAGCTAATAATTCAAAAACGCTATCAATGTGTCTTTGCAGTCTTTGAATATATTCTCTGTCTCTATAAATTCTGTCTTCTGGATGTTCGTTATTAACTGTATAATATTTGTTTGTAATCATAAATTCTGTAAAAGGTTAGCTGCTTTTACCAAGAATGTCAAGACCCATTCTTGGCAAAATTCTTTCGCATCTTCTAAATCTTCAAAAGCAATATCATTCATTTTAGTAAATTCAAAATTTTTACCAAAAGATATGACAGGAACCCAATATTTGTTTCCTAAACTATCTTTTTCTAGTTCCAAGAAAATTTCCCAATCTAATTCTTTTATCTTCCAAAAATAGCCCAAAAGTTCATCATGAGAATCACCATGAGCATCGAGTGGATTTTTCCAATTAGCTTTTCTCCATTTGATTTTTTTCATAAATTTTTAGCAGCTTCTTCTCTTTCTTTTTTCTTTTCAGTATATATTCTTTGTCTTTCTTCGACTTCTTTATCCGATTGTGGAGTATCGCAAAGTTGCCAAAATGCTTTTGTAATCAATCTTTGTTGTTCTCTTTCAGAGGGTTCTCCGTTTCCTACACGATGCATATAAGACCAATCATCTGCATTGTGTACAAGTTCTCTAACTCCTGTATCATTACAACACATTACACACATGTTGATCTTATGTAAGAATTTTTCATACATTTCAATCTTTTGTTTCTGTGTAGGTTTTTTCATTTATTTGGTAAAATTTGTTTAATTTTAGCGTTTTTAAAAACATAATCTAAATCTTCCATTGGTGCAAGTTTTTCTTTTGGTAAAAAATAATTTTCAATTCCTAAAGATGAAAATATTTTAATAGGCTGTTGACTCATTATTTTTTTTGTTGTCCATCCTAAAAATTCTATATCTTCGTTATTAATATATTTTGCTAAGACTAAAATATCAGAACATTTATTAATTTCCCATTTTTTTACTAAAAGATTGTATGCTTTTTGTGCTGTTTTTACATCAATTGTTATGTTTTTAACATCATTGATTTGTATTTCAAAATCAATATGATTATCACCAAACGGTCTAAGTTCCAAATCGGGTTTAAGGCTATATCTTTTACCGAAAGCAATTTCTCCAGAAATACCAATAATATCTTCTTTATTTTTATCTTTATAATATCTAGGTGTAGAGTTTTTTATATGAGCATTTTGTCTTTGGATTCCCAACTCATTTATATCAATATTCATTGTTTCTTTTTCCAATCAGGTGAAGGTGGATTGCACATACCATGAACCCATTTATTCTTAACCACTTCTTTTGTAGCTTCGTAATGAAGATCAGACATTTTACGAGCATCTTCATTAGCTTTCTTTTTTTGCTCGTTATCAAGTCTAGCAATTCCCTCATTCCACTCTTTGAGTTTCTTTTCTGCTTTAGTCCATTCGTTATCTAAAGAACTAGAAGTAATAGAAAGACCGCTATCATGTTGAGGAAAAAACTTTTTAGAATCTTCCGCTGTTATGTTGTGTTTATCAGAAGAACAAATGCTTGACGGTTGATTATCCCAATAAGAAGGAGATTTAACTGTTGGAGATATATATGGTTCATCTTCCCAACCGAGATCTTCTAATTCGACTTTTTCCTCTTCAACAATTTCAAGATGACCATCAAAGACAAATCCACAAGCCTTCAAGTAACACTCAAAGTTGTAAAGCATTTGTGAAATAGTTACTTCCCCTGTTGGAATATCAAAAGTTACTTCAACTGGTGAAAAGTCTTCATGACCTTCTTCGTATGTATATTTGAATGTATGTTTTGCTTTCATATTTTTGCTTGTTTTTGATAAAGTTCACTATACTGTATGCGAACATCAATGTCAACCCCTCTTCCAAAATCAGGATTTTGGTATCCATATTGGAGATATGCTTGTATTTCATCATCAACAACTTTTGTTGTATATCCCATTTCTAAAATATTTTTTTTGAAAGCATTATAATATTTTTTTGGAAGTCCTTTGGTCAAAGCATCCATTTTCTTTTTGTATTCTTTATTAGTGTAGTAAAGACCGTGACAGACTTCATGTTTGAAAGTATCACCTTTTGTGTCACCGCACCCAATCACATAACCTTCACGATACATTTCAATTTTATGAATAATATCCCCCATTATCTTATCATAAGGTGTTTCGTATTTGTTTAATCCGTTGTAACAATCTCTTACAATTTTAATTGGTATATTAAATCCAGACCAATCCGCACCGTAACTAAACCCCCAACCATTTTGTCCATCATACCACTTCATATAATCCCAAATAGAAAAATGTTTTCCTCTAAATTTAGGACTTGGAGATTCGTAATACTCTTGAACACGGCAAAAAGTCATAGCCCGATCATATTTGTTTTTTATGATCACTGCAAAAATGAGCGGTTTTACTTCTTTGATTTTGTATTTAATTTCCATTTTCTAAAAAATTTTCTTTATATATAAAACCAATTATATTATTTTTTGTTTTTATTTGATACCAATTTCCAGATTGATTTAAAATGATAATTTCTGTATCATTTGTAAGTCTGGTTATAATTTTAGAAGTTGCAGAAGGTAATTGTCTTAAATTTGTCCAACCATCGGAATCATAAATGAATCCTTTTCTATAGTTTTCTTCTTTCAGATTTATTTCTCTCGTATAAAATGTATTATAAACTGTAACCGAAGCAGTAGCTATTGCTGCGATTCCAGTTAGTGTGGCTCCTATTTGTTGAAAACCATTCATAAATTAAAGCCTATAACAATCTTTTAAAGGATGTTTTTGATGTATACTATCAATAGTAGCTCTATGATAAGCCCAACAAATAGGGCATTTATAAACTCTGAAATTTTTTTGTTTTGCTTTCTTTTTAGAATAATATCTTCTCTTTGTCGAACAGACTAAAATATCTCTATTGGTAAAAAGCATGACATTATTATTCTACAAATAATAAGATAAGTCAAGAAAAATTTGAAAATGGTGGAGGTGAGGAGAGTTGAACTCCTGTCCAAATAATATAGGCTAAAAGGTCTACATGTTTGAGTATCTTTAGCATTTCAGCCACCATACGGTGACGGAGACTTTAGGCTGCATAGTGACACTAACTGAGTTTATAGTCTGCCTGTAGACATTATCGCAAATCTACAAACGGAAGATTCTTTTTGTTACGTTGATACAGTCCACAGTTCAACAACCTCTGCTTGTCAATACAACCTTAGAGGATCCGGTTGTAAAGTCTTTTAGGCTGCTAAGAGCATTTCTTCGTCAGCATATGAGGCAAGAACCTCATCGGCATTGTTGAAAATGCTTTCGGCTTCAGCTAAAAGCTCAGAAGTATATTCTTCTGCATTTAGTTTTTTAATCGATTTTTTACGAGGCCATCGATTAACCTCGACATGCACTTTTAGTTTCAACTATCTGTCGAAACCAGTACACCCCCAAAATTTCAAAGAACTACCCGATTTTGTATGGTTCACTGACTGCAAACTTATGGATCATCGGGAACCATCCCAAATCTAATATATAATAATTTACCAAAAATTACATACAATGTCAAATAAAATCGAGCATGGAAGACTCGAACTTCCGGTATCTTGCTCCCAAAGCAAGTGCCATTGCCGCTAGGCGAATGCTCGTTTTATAAAAATTCGTCAGAATTTTTTTTATAATACTCCAAACCTTTGTTTATTAAAGCTTTTTTTGCTGCTTCAATAACGTCTGGTTTATCTTCCAATTCATTGATTTTAAGCTGACCTTGCCAAAAATCATAAACATATTTTTCTTCTTCGGTTTCTACTCCTGAAGAATTTTTAGTTTTTACCATTTCAGGTATTTGAATAGATATGTTTTTAATTTTTATATCTGGATTATCTCCAGCAAATTCACCACCAGGATAAGTTTGAACTCTACCACGACCTTCAAAATAATCATATTCAGGTTCTTCATAAGTCACATCAGGTGTAATATCAAGTTCACCCGAAACAATATATGTTTGTCCGTTTATATCTAAAGAAATAAAATCAGGTAATGGATCAGATGTATAACCAATCTCAAGGAATTTACCACGTTCTTCTTTAAGAAGAATTTTTGAATATGCTTCAGCTAAAAATTTAGAATCTTTGTCTTTCATTATACATTATTTACTCAGTAAGGTACGCCAAATGCTTCGCAAAGTAATTGAACAGCGTCTTTGTCTACCTTATCGTCTGATTGAACAACATCCGTATAAACACCAGAACCATAATCTCCATATGGGTCACTAGCTTCGATATCCGCTGTAATCGTAGGTGTTGGAGCTTTTACTGTAGTTTTATCTTCGTTTACAGTTTTAATCTTATTCAGAATAAGAGTTAATAGTTGAAGGTTTGAAAAGTCTGAGTTTGTATTTTGTACAAATTCAGTAATTTCTTCTTTCGAAAATTTGCCTCTTAATGCTGAAAAGGGATCTTGGTATTGACCGAATACAAAATGAGGAAGATATCTTACAGCAAGCATTGCACTGTCTTTAATAACATGAAATGCAGAAGCATTTTGAATAGTTACTCCTGTAGCAGGATTAATGCTGGCTTTCTTAGCCGCATTATAAAGCTTGGCTTCTCTTACTGAACTGTTTGTTAATATTTTTTCAATAAACTTCATTTGTTTCTAAAAACTTTTGATATAATTTTTCAAGATCACGAATGTCGTTTTCTGCTTCCGTCATTTCTTTTAAAAGACTTTCACATTTTGATTTATCACACGTATTGTATAAATCTAATACTTCGTCTTTCAAGTCTTGTATTTGTAGTTCAATTTCGCTTAGTTCTTTTAAATCTTTGTATACTTCATTTTCCATCAATACCTAATTACTGTTTTTTGTCCAGTTTCAAGGTTAGTGATTTTATATGTTAGTTTTTGGCTTGGGAAATACCGATCATATTTGGAACGATATGACAAGATTTTCTCATGAGATTTGAAAGGTGACAACATCACTTCATAGAAATCGTTGTCATTAATTTTTCTTTCGAGTTTAAACATACGATTAAACTTTAAGTGTTTTACCGAGCATTGAAACTACTGCTCTTTTGTTTGTAACCAAAACTGTTTCAACCGAAAAGTCTTGCTCTTTCTTTGAATAATTTACGATTGAGAATGCATTTTGCCAGTTAGCTGCTGATGCATATAATGGTTGAAGATTACAAGCACATCCATTTTCAAACACACGAATAATCTTTTCTTTTTGTGTGCCTATGGAGGGGATTCTTTGTGGAGTCATACCAATACGATGTGTATGATTACACATAATAGAAGTAAACCATTTTTCAAACAACCCTCTAGCTGAATAACCACCATGTCTTCTGACTACATCACCATGCATGATAACGAAACCTTCAACAATTTCAAGGTAATCAACCAGCTTTGTCTTATTCCATTCTGCTTGAGGATAGAAAATAGATTGGTATGAAAGTTTTTCTTGGATCTCTGGGAGAACACCCAATTCACCGATACGATCTGAAAGATAACGCCACCATCTTCCTTCTACACCATCACCAGAATGGTTTGCATTTGTTTCATAAATTTCTGCTCCATAAGAAGCAGTAATTTCGTGAAGTAGATATAAGAACTTGTGGAACTCTTCTCTTTCTTTGAGCAAAGAAGTGTTATAGCGAATATCTTTAGAATATCTGCTAATAGCAAACATGTCTAAAATATCACCATTTAGCACAATTGTTGATGGTTTAATTTCATCTACTGCTTGTAAGAATATGTTCAACACATCCCAATCTTCACTGCCAAAGTGAATATCGCCTATTACTAAAGCATAAGGATTAGCCTCTCTTGTAACTTCTTGACGAATAGGTTTATTAAATTCGATTGGGGCTAATTGTAAAATAAAATCTACCAACTCTTCTTTATCTTCAGATGGTATATGAGAGGATGGTTTTTTATAGGGAGTTGGACTATTACTAATTGCTACGTTTTCATTTCTCTTACGATCCATTACCCAATCCCAAACTGTTGAGGGTTTTGATCCGAGGATTTCTGCGATTTGTCTGAAGCTAAAACCCTGAGACTTTAACTCCTTTGCTTTTTGGATGTTATTATTTAACATATACTCCAAATTTACACTAAACCACGTATAAGGTCAAGTTTTATTTTTAGATCTCGACTATATCTAATTTGGCCGTCCAGTTATAGGGTGAACCTGTAGAACCACCTTTAACATTAATTTTTAAAGTTTTTCCAGTATTCGTATCATCGGCTTCAATAAAAGCATCAGTATTTAAGTCTTCTCTAGAATGAATCATCTTTGTAGGTATGCCTACAATACTAACTGTACCTGTAGAATTTCTTTTAATCAATCCTGTAAATTCGATATTTGTAGAATAATTTGAAATATTGTTAACTCCAATAATAAAAACTTTAAAGAACCAAGACTTTCCTAAAGACATTGTTAAATAAGAAACAGCATTAATATCAGGAACTAATGGAGTATAAAAGGAATCATTTATTGTTGTTGCTTTATATATAAAAGTACCTGAACGATTGTTATTTGTACCTAATAAAAAGGGAGCATCCGCGCTTAAAGTTTTTAATACAGTTAAAACACCAGTGTAATAGCCATCTTTAAAGTTCATAGCTAAAGAACTTACGGACACTTTAAAAGTATCGGGAAATGCTTGTCCGGGACTATTTATGTCAAAAAAGTTTGCAGGTAATATACATGTTTGCCAATTTGGATCAAATTGAGCCTTTACATAAGGTGTCAGTTCGCTAATTCTTTTAGATGTCGTTGCCATTACAATGTATTTATATTACTTGGTAGGTTTACCGTGATAATATCTTTCCAAATAAGTTATTCTTTCAGTTATACCATCTACATCTTTTTGTGTATTATTAATTTGATTGTTTAACCCTTTGAACTGTTCAGAAAACATTATTTGTTGGGATATTATTGTTTCAAGTTTAGTATTTGCGACTTCAAAACCATTTTTATATAAAGCCTCTTGTCTTTCAATAACTTTTTCAAAAATTTCTTTTTTAACGTAATTTTCAGATAACCAAGAAGTATAATAACCTATACCTAAAAAGACAAAAGCCGCTATAAGGGGTTTAACGAATAAGTTAATAAATGAGCGATGTTTATGTTCAAACGATGATATTCTATCAAAAAAATCAGAAGATTGTTCATCATCATAGCCACGGCGACCATAGACTTCTTGTTGTTCAGCTTTATTACTCATAATATCGACAATAATACTTATTGTCTATCGAACCAAAAAATTTTAAAATTAAATATAAAATATTTAATTAAAAGAGTTTAGATGCAATTTTTTTGAAAAAGTCTACTAAAAAATTATCTTTCTTAATTACGGGTTGTTCAACAACAACTTTTTTAGCTGTTGTTTTTTTAGATTTATTCTTTTTAGTAGTAATTTTAGTTTGTTTTTTCATATTATTCTATTTATTCTTTTTAAACCAATTTTTTATTGTATTAAAGATGTTTTTAGCTTTTTTGGCTTTTTTCTTTTTAACCATAACAACCTCTTCCACGATCTCTACAGACTGATCTCTATAATTTCTTCTGTTGCTATATTTCATATATTAATGTTGATATTTAGCATGTCCTTCTCTTTTTTTAAAGATTTTTTTGATAGTCTTAACAGGAGAAAAGACTTCTTCTGGTTGTTCTATAATATCTTCTTTATCAAATCTTCTATTAGCTGCTATGTTATATGCTAAAATTAATGCTATAGCCAAAGGATCAAATACAATTATAATTGCTATAGTAAACCATTTAACAACCGTATTAATATCTGTGTTAAATAATTCGGCTGCATATTTTAATGTTCCAATATCTTTTTGTTTTCCACTTTGTTTCTGTGCTTCAATGGTTTGTAAATCGAGAGTTTTTATCTCGTCAAATATTTGGTTCATTCTTGTGCGGGTTTGTGTTATTTCTTCACCCGCTGCTTTAATGTCTTCATAAATAGGTGCAGCCGACCTACGTGACATACTTGGAAGTCTTTTTTCTTGTGATATACGAGATTGGTTTAATGTTTCTACTCTAGAATTTAAAGATTCTAATTCTTTTTCGAGTATCGCTTTTTGCGATATCAAAAATGTTTGTTGTGATTCTGCTTGAGAATATTCTATTAAACTAGTCTGATAAGCTGCTGTCAAATAACCAAATATACCCATAGATGTTATTCCCATCAGGGTTAAAATAGCAACGAGTGTGTAAGTCTTAAGTAAAAGATTGGTCTTGTGCCAATATCTATAAAGAAAGCTTGTGGCGACTATCTTACCAGCTTCTAAAGCACCAGCCATGATTAATACAGATATATAAGCTCCTGCATATAGAGTAGCTATACCCTTAACAGAAAAATAAGCCGCTACACCAGCAATAATGAATGCTGTTAAGGCTAAAATTTTGATAAACATAACTATTTAATATTTATCAAAAAGTAAATTATCTACTAATCTCTTCCCAATCCATTGAACCAAAGACATTTGTAGTATCACTATCAGAAGCTACAACCAAACTCAATTCATAGAAAGTATTGTTTAAAGAATTTCTTTCAAGTTGAAATTTGAATAGGGCTTCTTTTAAGATATCTACTTGTGTAGAACCTTGATTTGATGTTGTAAAATACCCACTTGCTAAAGTTCTTCCACCAGTAATAGCTGTTGCATCAAGTTTATATTGTACAGCAGAATCATCTCCAGCACTCACCCATGTTCCACTTCCACCAGAAGTTACTCCGCTTGCTATAACTTTCCAATTATAATAACCAGCAGATTTGGCAAGTACAGATAATGCCGTTAAGATAACAATAGCATCTTGTTTATCAGCTTTAAGCCTCATTGTTACAACAGGATAAAAAACACCTTTAGAAGTTAATGCTTTTGGAGTTTCAATCAATGTGCCTACAGCTTGTTGCAACCCTCTAAGTTCATAACCACCTTCTGATATTACAGTAGAACATACTTGTTTTAATGTTTTAGTACCACCTGTTGTGGTTGTTTTATTAACAATCTCATATCTAAGAGGTAAGGAAGCTGTGGTGATATAAGTTGAAGCAATTCTGTTAGCATGGTGGAATGAATGACAAACAATAAATTTACCATCGATAACAAACCCAGTTCTTACCGTTCCTAAACCAAGCCATTCAATATCCATCCACAAAATTTGTGCTTTTGTAATATCTAAAGTAAATCCAGAAGGTCCAGTTCCGTTTAATTTGTCACCATTCCAAGCTGATACAGGTACTATAATTTCTGAAGAAGGAGAACCATTTACTAATGTTCTTTCAACAAAACTCATTACACCATCATCTAGTTGAAAATAGATACCATTATCTTGTCCAAAATACCCAACTCTCTGTCTTAAATTTGCAGTAGAAGGAGCCATGACAAAGGTGTTCATGACTAATAACGATTTGCCGGGTTGATAGGAAAACACTTTTGTTGTTTCTCTTATCGCACTTGCTCCTGTTGTATTGGTAACATTTAATTCCATCAATCCCTGTGATACATTGAATGAAACCGAACCTCCATTTGCGGATAGTGTAGACCATAAATTATTATCTCTATAACGATGTGAAGAATCAAATAAAGTCATGGGAGAAGATGTTCTCAATCTTCCAAAAGCATCAAGCTGTGTTGGTTCTGGTGTTGTTATACTTGTTACGGTATTTGTAACTTTAACATTTAAAGAAGATGTTGGTGCAAAAACTGTAGCAAAATTTCCATCTTTATCACCAATGGTAATATCATCAACAGAAGATTCTAAATCTTGGGATATTACCCTTAAAGCATTTAAACCACTACCAGCATCTACAACATCCACTCTTAAATTGGAATTATGATCTTTTAGTTCTACGGCACCGATGCTAACATCTTTAGCAGAAAGAGTTACAGTAAAATCATCAAAATTTGTAACATAAGATGCTTGTGCAAATAATTTTCTGTTTGCATCGTTTTCAACCTCTAACCAAGAATTATTATAACCTATATTACAATTGGGCGGTATAGAAGAAACACTATTTATTAGATTATACATTCTAATAAATACTTATCTTTTTTTATTAGTGAATAATCAAATATGTTCCTCGAACATCTCGTCTACTAGCAGACAAGTCAGATTCACCGGGTAAAACAATAACGTTATACTGTCCAGCATCACCTTTAGGAGTGTCTTTTAGTTCGTCAATTGTTAATAAAGTTTTTGGATCAATATTATATTTTTGAGAAATAATGCTTTTTGTTGCATCAACATTATTATATTTCCATTTTTTATCGTCACCTATTTCAATATATTTGAAACGAGTAATTGCATAAAGTTCTGGTTCTTTTACTTTGTCCTCAACATTTACTATGTACGAAACTTTATCTTTTTTAGGATCGATTAATTTTTCTTGTTCTTTTCTTGCACCATATGAGAAATTAAAAATAACATTTTCTGGTGGATTTGGAAAAGCTTTGGTCATCTCTACTTCTTTTGTATAAATGTAATGATCAACCATGGGCGTGTTCTTTACAATATCCATGACGATATTAAAGAATTTTGGAGATAATAAATCGCCAGAATCATTCCAACGAATTTGTACTCTTTTGTTTCTATGTTTTACGGCGGCTAATTTTATTTCTGCTTCCAATTGACCTTGAAAACTTTCAGGATCATTGAACAAATAATTTAGTGTTCTGTTTTGAAACATAGAAACTTCTGGAAAGAGTGTATAAGATCCATGTTTTGCATAACAAACTAATTGACATGCACCAGCGGATGGACATGTATCTACAATTTTGAATTCTCCAGTATCCTCATCTATTACCAAACCTTTTAATGCTGGTAAAGTAGTATTATAAAATACTGTATCTTCAGTAGAACTCTTTTTCATTTTTGCGTTTTGGCGCAAGAGTTCTTCGGGTCTTTTAGTTAAAATATTTTTAAAAGCATCCAGATCTACAGTTTCTCCGCTTGGTGTTTGGACCAAGACTCTTTGTGCAATAGAAGCATGAATATGAGGCATATGCAAGTAATCTTGCTTCTGTGTTTTAGGGTCTACTTTTTTGACTCTTTTCTTTTCGACTACTCTATTGATATAATCAACAAGTTTTTGGGAATCGATGGGTCTTGTTGTTCCCATTGAAGAATCGAAGGCTTCTCCAAGACGAACACCCTCATACAAACCTTCCAGTAAAATTTGATCTTTTGAACGCATATATTATATATTTACCGTAAATGCTTACTTAACAAACACTTTAACGTGTGGGTGTATTGTCAAATAAGTTATAGCGTCTTCGTATGTCCTAAATTCTTTTACAACTTCTTTTTCGTAGGTTGCATAAAATTTAAAAGTTTCTGTTTTTAAGTTTTTTGCTTTTAGGTTTTCTGTTTTTAAGTTTTGCATAACTGCATCAATTGCTTTTTTAATATTAGCATCTGATGTAGGATCATTCTTCAAGTTTTCGGTGGAAGTATACATGATATATGTATTTATGATTTAATAGTTCTCTTTGATCCATTTAATGACTCTATTCTTGTACTTTTTAGAATAGTAGAATTCATAATGACCAAACAGCTTTCTCATTCCACAAGCGTCCCAGTTTTTCTTTGCCCACCATTCAACCCAATTTTCGGCTTCAAATATTAATTCGGCTGGATAGTTATAACTGTCATGGAATTCTTTAAAAACTCCATTACGGATACAATAAACGTGTCCTAGTTCATGAAAAACTGTTTCAGCTAAACGTTTTTTGGTAATCTTTTTATTTATGAAGATCTTTTTGCCTGTAGTGGCGCATTGACCATCAAATTCTTTGGTAAAAGTATTAAAACCAACTTTGACGTTATAAGCCTTACACAGTTCTCGTAAAAACTTGTAAGTTTCTTTTTTTGTCATAACTCACCTAGGGTTTAAAATCTTTTCTTTCTTGAGCCTGTCTCTGAGCTTTCTTTCTTTCTTTTGTTTAGGAGTCTCGAATGCTCTCTTAGAACGAACCTGATCAATAACCCCTTCGATCAAGAGATTGGTTTTTAATCTTTTAAGAACGCGATCTAAACCAGCTTTATCTTCTCGATCACGTTTGTTGAGTTTGATTTCAGTGTTTATAACCATAATTTTGAAAAGTATTGTATATGAAATTTTGGAAGTTGCAAGTTTTTTTTGGTGCGGGATGAGGGAATCGAACCCTCGTCTAAGCTTTGGAAGAGCCTCGTTTTACCATTAAACTAATCCCGCCGTCCCAACTGGAATTACTTCACAGCAGCGACTGTAGTTTTACCACAAGGCTTACATTCTTTCTTGGAAGCACAAGCAGTCAAACCAACCATTGCGACTAACGATAGGATGATGTATTTCATAAGGTCACTATCCTACTACAGATTTAGTTGTTTGTCAAATAAAAACATCCTCGACGGGTTTCGAACCCGTACTGCCACCGTGAAAGGGTAGTGTGCTAACCGTTACACTACGAGGACTAGAGAAATATTTATATTGACTCTACCAGTAATTTTAGATAATATCAAGCTCAAATATGAATATTTTTATTCTGGATGAAAATCCCAAGACAGCGGCACAGTACAATTGTGATAAACATGTTGTAAAAATGATCGTAGAACTCTACCAGCAATTAGGTTCGGCTGTAATTCGTAGTGGCGCAACGCCAGAACTTATGCCACTAACATCAAAAAACACGCCACTAAAAGGAGGCTATCACAATCATCCATGCACCCGTTGGTGTGGAGATTCAAGAGACAATTATGAATGGGCAGTCGAACATGCATTGGAACTTTGTCTAGAATACACCAAAAGATATGGAAAGATTCATTCATGTGAAGCAGGAATTGTTCATTTGGCAAAGATGAGTAATATTATTCCCGAAGGACCTTTAACTTCGTTTGCTCTGGCAATGCCTGATGAATATAAATCCGAAAATGCTGTAAATTCTTATCGTACATATTACTTGAATGACAAAAAAGCCTTTGCCAAATGGGAAAAATCAAACAATGTTCCTTTTTGGTGGAAGTTGTAACTCAAATAAAATAAGTAACACCATGGGAGGAAATTATTAGCTACTATGACCATGTTACTAGTAATGTCCCTAGTAGCAATCGGTGCTACCGTTTACTTGGTAGTTTGTGATTAATATTTTTAACAATATCTTTTAAATCTTTGTTTGGAAAAAGTTTTAATACTTTAACAACAATTTCTTCTTTCTCTAAATTATATTCTAAAAGCTTTTCTACTTCTCTAGGATATATTTTTCTATGTGACTTGCAATATTCTATGATTTTTCTTTGTTCTTTGGTTATTTCACGAAGCCTTTCGTTCATATTTAAAAACTTATGAACTTTGCTTTTACCTCTTGGGTTTTCTTTTATCAATTCTTTATAATGATCTAGAACTTCGTTTAAGACCTTTTCTCCATCGTATTCAGAAATTGTTTCCATGTTTTTTATGATTTCTTCAAAATCATCCACTTCAGATTTATTTTTAGTACTCATTTTAATTTTTTAAATAGTTTTGGTAAAGCATCGACCACCGCTTTTGATGGGTTTATTTTGGACAAATGGCTTAAAGGAATCCATACAAAATCTATATGTTCATTGGAAATTTTCGGTAAAAATGGTTGGTTTACTTTCATAATAAAAGAATAACAGGTTCTTCCTGTTTCTTTTTTGATATATTTGATATAATCTAATATTTTTCCTTCAGGAAGGAATCCTATTTCTTCTATTGTTTCACGATTGGCTGTTTGTAAAGGAGTTTCTTTTTTTTCTCTGTGACCACCAACAAAAGTGTATTTCCCATTATGTTTCAACAAAAACAAAATCAAATTGTCCGGTGTAAGAAAAATATATCCAGCACCTTCATGATCATTTGAAACCATATCTAAAAATTTCATTCCAAAAAGTCTATATCAAATAAAACTTATTTGCAACCAAAGATTTATCCGATAAAATATATTTATCAGAACATAGGACTATGTAATGTAATGGTTGGTTCGATAAAGGCGGCTGATCGAATAAAAAGTTTCGGATAACAAATTTCGGCAATAGTCATAGGATCATATATAGGATAGGTTGCCACCGGAAAACTTCCTTTGGCTGGATCATATACGAAAGTAATGTTCTTATAAACAAAAACATTCACTGCATGACCCGTCACAGGATAAACATAAAACTGTATGGCAAGGGTACGAGTCCAAATATAAGGTTCAAGTTTTTTATTAGCTTCCAATAAAAACTTATGGTGCAAAGAATAAATCAGACAACCATTGTCTATCATCGTGAAAGTTCTTTCCTGATGATGTTTGTAATTGGGTATAAAAAAGAAAAAACAGACTACCAATATAAAACTTGGTAGGAGCCTTATCATGAAAATATTTACACAAAACAAGTGTAAGTATTAAAATATGAAAGATAGGGATCATAAATTATTGGAAGAAGCTTATAAAAAAGTTTATTTAAAAGAAGAAGAAGAGAAATATAACATGGACGAAGTTCCTAGTGACCAAGAAATGGAACGTGCATTGGAAAAATATTACCAAGAACACGAAAACCCAGACGAACTTACCAAAAAACTTTTCACATTAAAATCTTTAAAAAGTTTCTTTGAAGAAATGAAACAAACAAGAGATAGTTGGAATTCTGCATATCCAAAAGATAGAAAAACTACAATAGCTGATGCAATAAACAGCATATATTCCGATACATATAAAGATGTACATGGAATAAGAATGACTCCGAATGTAACAGGAAGGTTCGCTCTTTTCCCTGAATACCATCCACTTATTTCCATGGCATTTTCTTATTTCAGGCTTTATCGAGAAGATGAATTAACCAGAGACGAAAGAAATCTAGGGTACGAAAACCGCGAAGTACTTTATGATTTAGAATTGAAGATAGATCGTTTTATTGATGATATAAATGAAGATGCTGATCTTCCTAGTATAGCCAAACAAATATTCGATATGATCGAATCGGCAAATTTTAAACAGGACAACGACAATTTTTACAAAAATAATTTGTTGGATTCCGTGAGAACCTCTATAAAGAGAGCCTCAAATCTTGATGAGAACGAAAGAAAATATTTGTTGGCAAATTTACCAGAAAAAATTTAATCAGGCTTTAATTGTCCGATCTTAATTTTAATCTGACCATTACCTTTATTGATTCCATAAGGATGTTGATAAAAACGCTTGGGTAATTGGTTAATAGCTCCCTCATGATACTTGGGTTCTATAAGTGACAAATCATCACCCTCCAGATAAACATAAGATTCGCCTGTAAGAAGACA